TGGAACATGTGGGACAAGGAAAAAATACCTCCACTAAAGTATATAATCCAAGCCTACGACACGGCGTTCTCCAAGAAGGAGACGGCGGACTACTCTGCAATCACGACGTGGGGTATCTTCGAGCCAGAAGAGGGCCGGGGCGACCAAGTCATCCTGCTGGATGCGCAGCGCGGGCGCTGGAGCTTTCCGGAGCTGAAAGAGGTTGCCTTCGAAGAGTGCCAGTACTGGGAGCCGGACATGGTGATCGTGGAGAAGAAGGCGACAGGTGGGCCGCTGATCGACGAGATGCGATCGCGCGGTATTCCAGCCATTGGGTTCTCCCCGGGCAAGCGCGCGGGCGGCGGCGGCGTGGACAAAACCACCCGCATGCACACCGTCTCCCCCCTGTTTGAGGCTGGCATGGTGTGGGCGCCTCAGGACAAACGCTTCTCCGAAGAGGTCATCGAAGAGGTCGCCTCATTTCCGAATGGCGAACACGATGACTATTGTGATAGTATGACGCTGGCTTTGATGCGTTTCCGCCAAGGCGGTTTCGTTATGATACACGAAGAGGAAAAACCCGACTTTGCTGATCAGGTTCCTCGTAAACGGGAGTACTACTGATGGCGCTACCTCCGCAGCCGTTCGGAAACATGGTGGAGCGCGGCCTCGGTTCGGCCCCCGCTCCTGACGATATGAGTGTCGACATCCCTGTCGACATGCCGATGGACTTTTCGGGTGGAGCCCAAGTTACCCCCACCGAGGACGGAGGTGCGCTGATCGAGGCTATCGACGCTTTGACACAGGGCGCGTCGATGGAAGAGCTGATCCCGTTCGACGCGAACCTCGCGGAGTTTCTGGAGGACAGCACCCTCGCTGAAATCGCCAGCGACCTATCGTCTGCGTACAAAGACGACCTTTCTTCCCGTCAGGACTGGGAAGAAACCTATACGAAAGGATTGGATCTTCTCGGCGTAAAGTCGGAAGAGCGCACCACCCCTTTTGAGGGCGCGTCCGGTGTCACACACCCTCTGATCGCAGAGAGTGTCACCCAGTTTCAGGCTCAGGCCTACAAGGAAATCCTTCCGTCTGGTGGCCCTGTGAAAACACAGATCGTCGGCTCCCACACGCAGGAGACCGTCGAACAGGCTCAGCGGGTCAAGGACTACATGAACTATCTGATCATGGATCGGATGGAGGAGTACGACCCGGACACGGACCAGATGCTGTTCTATCTCCCGCTGTCCGGATCAACTTTCAAGAAGGTGTACTTTGACCAGAACAAGCAGCGGCCGGTGTCGAAGTTTGTTCCCGCGCAGGACGTCGTTGTGTCGTACGCCGCCAGCGACATCCTGAGTGCGCCGCGCGTCACGCATGTCCTGAAGATGCTGGACAACGAAGTTCGCAAGCTGCAGGTGTCGAAGTTCTACCGCGACGTAGACCTGTCCTCCCCCGGCGCGGATGAGCAGGATAGCGTCACGCTCAAGGTTGATGAGCTACAAGGTACGTCACGTTCGTCCTACAATGACGAGCTCCGCACTGTTCTGGAGATGCATGCGGAACTGGATCTGGACGGATTTGAGGACGTTGACGAGATGGGAGAGCCCACGGGCGTCAAGCTTCCGTACATCGTTACGATCGACGAGGCCAGCAGTGAGGTCTTGGCAATCCGCCGCAACTATCGCCAAGACGATGCTGCCCGCCAAGCCACCCAGTATTTCGTGCACTACAAGTTTCTTCCGGGGCTCGGGTTCTACGGGTTCGGTCTGACGCACATGATTGGCGGATTGGGCCGCGCTGCAACCAGCATTCTGCGCCAGCTCATTGACGCAGGCACCCTGTCCAACCTCCCGGCCGGATTCAAGGCGCGCGGTATCCGCGTGGCGAACAGCGACGAGCCGCTGCAGCCGGGGGAGTTCCGCGACATCGACGCACCGGGTGGCAACATCCGGGACGCCATTATTCCCCTCCCGTACAAAGAGCCGTCAGCCACCCTTGCTCAGCTGCTCGGTGCCCTGATCGACGGCGGCCGCCGCTTCGTTTCGGTGGCAGACAACCAAGCCCAGAACATGGGGCAGGAGCAGCCCGTCGGAACCACTGTGGCTCTGCTTGAGCGCGGCATGAAGGTGCTTTCAGCGATCCACAAACGCCTGCACTACGCCCAGAAGCAAGAGTTCAAGATCCTCGCGCGCATCATTGCCGAGAACATGCCGGCAGCTTATCCGTACGAGATGCCGAACGGCGCCCAGAACCTGAAACAGCAGGACTTCGACGGACGGGTAGACATTCTACCGGTCAGCGACCCGAACATCTTCTCGATGGCTCAGCGCGTCGCCTTGGCGCAGGAGCAGCTGAAGCTGGCCCAGAGCAATCCGCAGATGCACAACCTACACGCAGCGTATCGACGGATGTATCAGGCCCTTGAGATTCAGAACATCGACGAGATCCTGCCCCCGGCTCCTCAGCCGCAACCCATGGATCCGGCGATGGAGAACGGACGAGCACTGGTTGGAACACCCATGCAGGCGTTCCCAGACCAGCACCATGAGGAGCACATCAAGGCTCACATGGCCTTCTACAAGCTTTCGCTCGTACAGGCGACACCACACGCGGTAATGGCCCTCGTTGCCCATATCATGGAGCATGTCGCCCTGTTGGCGCGCCAGCAGATGATGCAGCAGGCGCAGGAGCTGATTTCGCAGGTTCAGATCGCAGCGCAGACGGGTGCCATTGATATGCAGCAGGCGCAGCAGCAGATCATGCAGGCGCAGGCTGCCATTCAGGACCCCAAGCACTCCGCTGACTACGCGGCTCTTCTGCAGCGCCAGATTCTTGAGCAGCTGGTGCCGGAGCTGACGCCTCCCGCCCCCGATCCGATGGCAGACCCGCTGGTGCAGATCCGGAACGCCGAGCTGCAGATCAAGCAGCAGCAGGTTATGGGTGACGCTCAGGTCGACGCCGCCAAGCTTCAGCTCGAACAGGCGAAGATGGCCCAGAAAGCGGCCGGAGAGGCTGCACGTCTCGAGCTTCAGGAAGAGATTGCGGACGATCGGAACGACGTAAACCGCGAGCGGATTGCAGTTCAAGCGCAGCTCGCACGGGAGCGCAACGCGGGGTCTCAAAACGGCTGAAAACGCTTGGAAAGAAGTAGTACACTGTGGTAGTTGTTCAGCAACGGTCTAGCTGCAAGTGGTGTTGAACAAGACCACAACGAGGTACTACAATGGACACGGTAGACTTTGCGTCAAGGCTGTATAAGAACCTACGCCGTCGGCAAGAGGACATACAAGCCTGTCTTTCTGCCGACGGGATTCCCAACTGGGAAGAGTACAAGAAGTTGGTTGGAGAGCTACGGGGCCTCTCCTATGCAGCCGACGAAGTGAAGGCCCTGCTGGAGAAGTACGCTGACCATGACGAAGACACTTTATCTTCCTGACCACGTCGCGCAGAAGCTGAACGCATCTCGGGCTGAATCGGCCCCGGATGCTGCCGGGGACAACTCGCTCAACACGGCATATGTTGAAGAGAACAGCCGCGTCCTCGACCCCTCCCTCCTCGAAAAGCCACTCCTTGAACGCCTGCCTCAGCCAACAGGCTGGCGGGTTCTGGTCATGCCATACCAAACGGCGCAGCAAACCAAGGGTGGACTCTTCATTCCGGACGAAGTTCGGGACCGTGAAACGGTAGCCACCGTCGTGGCCTACGTTTTGAGTGTTGGACCACTGGCATACAAGGACCCCGGCAAGTTCGGAGCCGAGTGCGAGCCGTGGTGCAAGAAGGGGGATTGGGTCTGCATCGGTCGCTACGCTGGCTCAAGGTTCAAGATCGACGGTGGAGAGATCCGGATCATCAATGATGACGAGGTGATTGCCACGGTCCTTGAGCCAACCGACATCAAAACCGTGTAAGGAGAGTCCCATGGCGGATCAAAAAGAAGAGCTGGACGACGAGATCATCATCGAAGAGGTCGGTGACGAGGCAGACCAGCAGGAGGTCACCGAAGGGTCTGGTGACGACGAAAGTGAACTGGATTCCTACAGCAAGGGTGTCCAGAAGCGTATTGCGCGCCTGACCGAAAAGTATCGGAAGGAAGAGCGCGACCGCGAAGAGGCCGTCCGTGTGGCGCAGCAGCTGCTGCATGAAAAGCAGCAGCTGGAGGGGCGACTGAAACAGCTCGACAGCGGCTATCTGAACGAATACGGCGCCCGGATCGAGGCGCAGATTACGGCAGCCCGCAGGGCCTATAAGGATGCCTATGAGGCCGGCGACACAGATCGTATGATCGAGGCGCAGGAGGCTCTGGCTCGGGCCACGACGGACAAGGATCGCTACAGCCTCGCCAAGCGTCGCGCCGATGAGCGCGTCTCAACGGCCTCGGCCGAAACGACCGGGCAGCAGGCCGCGCCTGCCCCGGCCCCTGTTCAGCAGGCCGCGCAGGTTGACCCAAAAGCCCAGAGCTGGGCTGAAAAGAACACGTGGTTTGGTCAGGACGAGGTCATGACCTATGCTGCGTTTGGTATCCATCGCAAGCTGGTTGAGGAAGAAGGCTTTGACCCGCAGAGCGAGGAGTACTATACTGAGATCGATCGTCGGGTTCGTACGGAGTTTCCGCACAAGTTCCAGACGGCCAAAACATCGGGCAAGAGTCAGGTCGCACCGGCTGGTTCTTCGGCATCCCGCAGTACAACACCCGGGCGCAGGACCGTGAAGCTAACTCCTTCGCAGATCGCCATCGCGAAAAAGCTAAATGTTCCTCTGGAAGAATACGCAAAGTACGTGAAGGACTGATCTATGACTGAGACTACTCGCACACCACGGTCTTCAACCACGCGTGAAGCAACCACGCGCAGAAAGCCTTGGGCACCGCCCAGCCACCTCGCGGCGCCGAACCCTCCTGAGGGTTACGTGCACCGTTGGATTCGAGTCGCAATGCGTGGTGAGGAGGACAAAATGAATGTCCACTCCAAGCTGCGTGAAGGATGGGAACCCGTCCGCGCCGACGAGTATCCGGACTATGAAGCACCTGTTATCGACGAAGGTCGTTACGCTGGTGTGATTGGTCAGGGGGGCTTGATGCTGTGCCGCATCCCTGTCGAAACTGCAAGAGAAAGATCCGCGTATTACGGGAACCGGACCCGCGAACAGATGCAGGCTGTCGATCAGGACTTGATGAAGGAGTCGCATCCTTCAATGCCGATTCACAAGGATCGGCAGAGTCGTGTCTCGTTCGGTGGAAGAAACTCCGCCGACTAACCTTTGTAGGAGCTGAAAATGGCCAACATCAATGGCGCATTCGGTCTTCGTCCCATCGGCAAGATGGGTCAGAACACCAACAGCACCGGCGCATCTGAGTATCGTATTGCTGCAGGCAACACGAACGCGATCTATCAGGGCTCGCCCGTCATCCCGCTGAGCACCGGTGTCATTGACATCGTCGGCAGCGCGGCTGGTGGTACGGTTGGCCTTCTTGGCGTGTTCTGGGGCTGCGAATACGTTTCTTCGGTCACCGGTGCAAAAGTCTGGTCCAACTACTGGCCCGGATCCGGCGCGGACAGCAACTTCCCCGTGAAGGCGTATGTCTACGACGACCCCGCACAGCTGTTTGTTGTCGCGACATCCAACGTCGTGGGTGCAGCAAACACTGAAGCAGAGGTTCGCGCTGCGGTTTTCGCAAACGCCAACTTCGCACTGGCCACCTCGGGTACTGCGGCCACCGGCATCTCGTCGGCGACCCTCGACCTGAACACCATCGGCACCACCAACACCCTGAACCTGCGCATCATGGGCATCCAAGAGGATCCCGAGAACGCAGACTTCACCGCCGCTGGTATCCCTGTAATCGTTCGCCTGAACAACCACTTCAACTCGCCGAACGGCGCGATTGCTGGTGGCACTGTTTCGACGACCGGCGTGTAAGGAGGCGTAGATAATGGCTATCTCTCGCGCACAACTGGCGAAAGAGCTGGAACCGGGCCTCAACGCCCTGTTCGGCATGGAGTACGCTCGGTACGAAAACCAGCACTCCGAAATCTACACCACCGAGTCGTCGGATCGCGCATTCGAAGAAGAGGTCATGCTGTCCGGTTTCGGCGCAGCTCCGACCAAATCCGAGGGTTCGGCGATCAGTTTCGACGAGGCCAACGAAGCGTACACCGCCCGCTACAACCACGAAACGGTTGCGCTGGCGTTCTCGCTGACCGAGGAAGCGATTGAGGACAACCTCTACGATCGTCTCGGTTCGCGGTACACTCGTGCGCTGGCTCGCTCGATGGCCCACACCAAGCAGGTCAAAGCTGCTGCCGTCCTGAACAACGCCTTTGCAGGCGGTGCGTTCGCAGGCGGTGACGGCAAAGCCCTGTGCGCCACGGACCATCCGCTGACCTCGGGTGGCGCGTTCGCCAACACCCCTGCCGTTGCAGCAGACCTGAACGAAACCTCGCTGGAAGACGCCCTGATTTCGATCTCGGGCTTTGTCGACGAGCGTGGGATCAAGGTTGCTCTGCGCGGCATGAAGCTCATCATTCCCCGCCAGCTGCAGTTCGTGGCTGAGCGTCTGATGGTTTCGACTCTGCGTGTTGGCACTGCGGACAACGACGTGAACGCAATCCGCTCGATGAGCCTGCTGCCGGAAGGTTATGTCGTCAACGACTTCCTGACCGACCCGGACGCATTCTTCATCAAGACGGATGCTCCTCGCGGCTTTATCCACTTCGAGCGCACCAAGCTGTCGAACGGCATGGAAGGCGACTTCGACACCGGCAACATGCGCTACAAGGCGCGGGAACGCTACAGCTTCGGCTTCTCGGACCCCCGTGCCGTGTACGGCAGCGCCGGCGCGTAACGACTGCCTGAGAGCCCTTCCCTCCTCCCTGAGGGCTCTTCGACTGAGGGGGCGGTCTTCGGATCGCCCCCTTTCTTTTGGCACAACCCCATGCTATTCTGCTTTTTAGCAGGACACAAAAGCCGTGCAGACAGGCCCCTGCCCTGACGTTGCACAGACTGTACGGCCAACCCTTGTGCAAGAGGTATTGCAATGGCATCGACTACGTTCTCCGGCCCGGTAACGTCGACCAACGGTTTTGTTGGCGCGGTTCAACTCCCCACCTACACTGTGGATTCCGCTCCCTCGGCTTCTGCTGCTGGCGCAGGCACGGTCATCTATGTGTCCAACGGTCTGGCTGGCGCCCCCACGGTCGCGGTCAGCGACGGCACTGATTGGATCTCTGCCGCTGGCATCGCAATCGCAGCCGCTTAAGGTGTCCCATGGCTATCAAGTGGGAGCCTGCGAGTGAAGAAGAGCTTGCTCGGCGCGTAACCGCGCCGACTCGCGCCCGTGA